CATCTGCTTGGCGACCGCCTTGGCCCGGTCGTTGCGGCCGCGCGACCGGAAAAAATCGATCATCTCCTCGTAAAACGCCTTCTGCGCCGCCAAGAGCGTCTGGCCGTCGAAGGCGGCGCGCACGTCGTCCTCGGTGACCTTGTGAACCTCGAATTGCCCCTCGAGCAGGGCGCAGAGCACCTCGCCCAGGAGCAACTCATCGGTGCCCAGGCGCGTTAGAAGTGGCGGATCGCCCGCCTCGGGCTGAAGCAGATCAATGTCGAGCTTCGCCTTGACCTTCATGGCCGTGCCAAGGTTGAGTGTGATGGTCCAGGTCCGGCCGGCTGCATCCGTGAATGTCTTCATCAGGCCACCTCCACCCATTCATCGAAGACTGCGAGCTTGGCTGTCACCGAGACGGTCACACCTTCCTCCAGCGGCTCGTTGCGGCTGAAGTTGGTGATGGAAAAGTCGCCCAGCGGACCTTCGGTGCCCGATGCGGTGCGGTCGCCGGTCAGCACCGCCAGGCGGATCGTGCCGGCGGTGAGGAAGGCGTTCTTGATCGCCTCGAAACCGGCGTCACCCGGCTTCCAGAGCATCTCGAACTCGGCGGTGCATTCGCGCAGGGTCGGGGCGGTCGCCCGCCAGCCCTGGTTGGCGCGGGTAGTGACATCGGCCTCACCGGCTTCCAGGGTGAGCGTCACGTCCTTGACGTTGCCCATCTCGGTCAGCGAGGACAGCTCCGATCCCGCCGGCCCCTGGTAAATCTTGGCGTTCATGCCCAACAGGAACTCTTGTGCCATGTGTCGATCTCCTTATCGCACGCTGCCGCGCCACATGGCGGGCAGTTGGGGTTTTTCTTTCTCGAAGGCCGGTCCCATGTAGGGCCGGGCCTGGTACGTCACGCGTCGTTTTTTGCCGCCACGCTTGAGTGTCGTCTTGCCGCCGTACTCCAAGAGCGGCGGCGCTTCGCCTCTTCCTTTCTGGTTCAGTCGTGTCGGGCCGATCACCACGCTCTGGCGCGCGGCGTCGTAGCCGAAGAAGATGAACTTCTTGAGCAGCCCCGTGTGCGAGCTGGGCGGCTGGCCCGGCGGCGCTGGCTTCTTGCGCTTGCGGATGCTGCTCTTGGCCGAGCGGCGCACGAACGCGCCGAACTTGCTGAGCACCCGCCGTGTGGCGGCATCCACCTTCGAGACCACCGCCTGGCGGTCGAAGAACATCCGCTTGATCTCAAAGCCGATCATGGCTGTTTGCTTACATCCGCGAGCCTCTGGCGAACCATTTGCACCTTCGCCTGCACGTCGGCTGTCGCCGGTTGCGGCCCCAGTTCCTTGGGCCAGGTAATCCGCTCAATGCGCCCTTCGGCGTCGTAGTCCACATAGGTCTGGCGGCGCTTGGCGAAGGAGGCGTCGCGCTCGATGGCCAGTTCCCGCAGTGCCGTGGCCAGTTCCGGTTGCTCAAACTCACGCATGGCTTCAACTCCAGTAGGCCGTGATGTCGAAGAACGTGCGCGTCGGATCGACGGTGACGATGTTGATCAGGTGGCCCTCGATCAGCCCGAACCGTGCCTGCACCTGGTCGCCGGGCTGCAGGATCGGCGTGGCCTCGACTTGGAGCGGCAGGGCCAGTTCGCCGCCTTCCACCAGGTGGTACAGGGCATCGCAGATGCCGACGGTGGTGATGACGCCGGATCGGATCACCTCCAGTTGCAGGAACACGTCCACCAGTTGCCCTTGGCTGGACTGCTTGTAGATGACAAATTGCGCGGACAGGCGATGGCGGCCGGGACGGGCCGGGGTGAAGCGTCCAGCAGTCCAGGTGCCCAGGCGCGGGTCGATCATCTGGTTGTAAACCCCGCGTGAGACCGGATCGGGCACGGCCGTCTCGCTAAAGTGCGCGAAGGCATACGGCACCACGAACGTCGCGTACGGCGGCAGGTTCTGCCAGGACAGGCTCCCGGAAAAGACCGCCCGGCTGGTTCTGTCGATCGGCGTGTAGGGCATTACCAGGTCCCTCCGACGATGCTGATCGTGTCACCGGGCGTGCCCTTGACGAAGACCGCGCCCAGGTCGATGGACCGGAAGCTGTGCCACTCGCCGGCGATCCAGGGCACCTCCGAGCCGTCGTCGCCCTTGAAGATCACGGGCCCGGCATTGCCCGGCGGGCAGGAGATGGTCACCGATCCCACCAGCCGCTGACTGGCCAGCGGCTGATAGTCGGCGGTGACGGTAATCGTGCGCATGATGGTGTTGTTCATGGCTCCCTCTACTTCAGCGCCCGGTAGCTGACCGTCAGCACGCTGGTGAAGACACGCTGTTCGGCTAGGTGCTCGGGGGCATAGACCGGCTCGTTGCTGATCGATACCCAAGAGGCGAACGGTGCGGCACCCAGTGGCCGACGACGCAGGTAGTCGGCAATCTGGTCAACGAGAGTGCTCAATGCTGCCACCTCTGAGTCGAGGTCCTTGCCGAGCTTCTTCTGGATGCCGATGTCCACGGCGATCTCGTACTGGCTGGCGCTGCGTGTCGAGCCGGTGATCTCCACACGCTTGGGCACCACGGAAACCTTCAGATCCGCCAGGTCGGCCAGGTCAGACTCCGGCAACACCCGCCGCATGGCGGTGAAGCTCGGCGTGAACGTGCCTGGCGGTGCCGCATTCAGTTCGGCAGTCACGGCGTCGGCGATGTCGATGGCCAGGCTCATGCGTCACCCCGTAATCCAGGTGATGATTCCCGACGTGGCGGCGGTGATACCCGCACCCACGATCAGCCAGATCAACTTTGCCTGGCGCTTGGCATCCTGCTCCAAGCGGTCCAGCCGCACGTTGATTCCCGGATGCCCGTTGCCCCGGATGGCCTCATCCAGCCGGTCCAGCTTGCGATGCAGTTCCGCAAACTCACGCTCGCAGGCGCTTCGGAAGTCGCTGCTGACAGTCGAGTCGCTCACGTGTCCGCTCCGATCTCCTTGGTATGAATGCGGTAGGTCTGGCGGTACGGATCGCTCCAGCGCCAGCAGCCTTCGCCGCCCAGGTTCATGACTTCGTATTTCCGCCCGTTGGCCGCGATCACGTCGCCCGGTTCCGGCTCCATGCCCGGCAGCGCGTCGGCGAGGATCAAAAAGTCCCAAACTTGGGCATGGATCGTCAGGCCCGCCTCGTCGGCGACCTCAAAGCCGGTCTTCCCGAAGGTCGCATTGACGGTCCAGAACTCCGGCGGCCTACGGTACTCGACCGGGCTGGAGCAGTGCGCCGTGCGCATCTGCTCCAGCCACTGCGAACCTTGGCGAAGCAGGTCGGACACGATCACTGCTCCAGCCGCACACGGACCGTCGCATCTGCGTCGGCGGCGGCACGGACAGCCTTGCCCAGGTACTTGTTGCCAGTATCGAACTCGGTCGTTTGCTTGGCTGTGGCGTCCCAGTACACCTTCTTGCCGACCGCGATGGCGGTATCGCTGGCCACGTTCTTTGGAAAATCGAAGACGCCCGTCACCGCCAGCGCGCCAAGCGTGCCTGCGGGGATGTCCCGTTTGGCGACACCAATCAGGTCGCCCTGCACCACCACATCCCCGGCCGCCACATCGCTGCTGGGGGTGTAGTCAATGCTGTTGCCATCATGAACGAAAATCGCAGTTGCCATAGGTCATTGCTCCTTAATGTTCGAGAGACAGATCAGGTCCGGCCCGGAAGGACGAGGCTTACGCCTCGCCCTTCATCATCAGCGCCCCGCGGGGGTCCTGTTCCTTGACGCCAAAATCGATGTAGCCACGGAACATCACGCCCAGGGTGTTGAAGTCCGCATCCGTCTTTTCCACCGTGGGTCGATCCACGCCGTTGAGGAATGCCACCTCGATGGCCGGCAGGCGGTTGGGATCGGCCAGCAGGTACCAGGCCTTGTCCGAAGCGCCCGGGAAGGTGGGGTTGGACAGGTAGACACTGGAGACGACGGTGAACTTGCCCACGTGCGGGTTGGCTGAGGGCTTGGGCTTGTTGGCCGTGGTGGTCTCGTTGAGCGTGACGCTCTTCATGAGCATCTCGGCCGGCACCTTCAAAGCCGTGGGCACCAGCAGGATGCTCGGGCGGATGCCCAGCGGCTTGCCGTTGGGCTTGACCTGCTTGCCGAAGGCGACCTCCGCCTCCGTCAGACCATCGACGGTCAGCGCGGTGTCCGCGCCGGCCATGTAGTTCTTGTGGTCGGTATGGAAGAAGGCCTTGCCGTCCGCCTGGGTGGGGTTGGAAAGCCACAGGCCCCACACCGCGTCGGCGATGGCCTCGGCCGCGCCCATGCCGATCTGGCGCGGGATGTCCGTGAATGCACCCAGATCGTCGTTGATGATCATCTGCCGCGTCAGGGCGAACATGATCCCGTGGGTGTCGGCCTTCTGCCGGAAGGTCTGCTCGCCGAGCTGCCCGTGCTTGAGCTCTCCATCCGGCCCGACCTGCTGGAACTGGAAGCTGCCGGTCATGCGGTAGCGGGTGTGCTCCTTGAAGTCGTTGACACTGGCGATCTTGGCGATCTGCCGCCAGGCGTCCTCGACGTAGCTGTAGCCTTCCAGCAGCATCTTGTTGGCAATGTTGGAGAGAATCCCCGGCAATGAGGCCGTGCTGAAGGCGGCCTGGAGCCATCCGGAAGCGTCCCGGCGGAAGCGCGGCAACTGCTGCCCGCAGGCCAGCTCGCAGAACTCCTGGATGCCCACACCGCGCAGCTTGTCGGCGGCTTCCAGGATTGGCTCGGCGTACATCGCCTCGATGCGGCTGTTGGGCAGGCCGCTAGCCATCAAGGCCACGGCCTCAAAGACCTGGGGACTGGCGTTGCGCGGTCGGCTGGCGACCGCCGGTACCTGCGGCCGGCTGGCGCGCAGCACGTGCAACTCGGTGCGATGCTCGTCCCAGCCTTCCTCGATGGCCTTGGCCTCGATGTCCGGATGCTTGCCGGCGCAGATTCGGCGGATCGCCTCGATACGCCGAGTCTCGGCCGCCATCTGCTGGCGCAACCGGGTTACCGGGTCATCCGCACTGGCGGAGGCATTGAGGGTGTCCGGCGTCGCGGGTGCGTGAGCCGTCTGCGCCGTGGACTGCGAGGGCGAATCCGTTTGTGCCGCGGCCGTGTCTTGCGTGTCCGCAGTAATCCCCGTCGCATCCTGCGTCTGTCCCGCGTCCGTCTGGGCGGGAGTCTGGTTGGTCATGCTGGTCGTGTCGTCCATGACTGCTTGCTCCTTGTGCTGTGCGGCAATCCGAGCCGAAGTGGCCGGGTCTGCGCCGCTGTCCACGAATGAGATCTCCTTGAGAATCGCCTGGCGGACCACGTGCAGCGGCCCGCTGAAAGTCCGGCCGTTGACGGCGACGCTCTGGCCGCTGGGGACAAACTCGGCATCCACCACGGCCGCGCCGATGCTGGCCTGCCAGGGAAAGCCGTTGATGCCGCTTTTGGCCACATCCCGTGCCCAACTGGTGTCGCGGCTGACGAGCCCCTCGGCGATGACTTGGCCATTCTCGATGACGACGCGCTGTGTGTGGCCCACCCCCTGGCGCGGGTTGTGGTCCAGGCGGACCGGGATGTCTTGGCGCTCGATGGCCAGGCCTTCGAGGTCCACCACGACGGGGTGCGGAAATCCGGCGATCCGCATGGTTCCGCCGGTGTAGGCCACCATGCGGAAGCGCGGCATCTGCTTGTCCGATTCACCCGCCGCCTCGACGGCAATCGGGCAGCGGAAAGTGAAATAGTCAGGCTGCCTGCTGGACATCCGTGTCGCTCTCCTCTTGGTCATCGATGGCCGGGCGGGGCTCCTCCGTGAGCCCCAACTCGGCCATCAGCTTCTTCTCCTTGGCGCGCTGATGCAGTTCCGTCTCCCAGTCCTTACCCTGGCGGGCATACTCGGCGGCGAGTGTGGTGGTGTTGCTGGCCAGACGCGTCGCCTGGGCACTGGCTTCCTTGGCCGGGTCGACATGCTCGGTGCCGTCGAAGAACCACTGATGGGCCGCCCCGCGCAGGTCGGGCAGGCCAAGGGCCAGCTGGGCCTCATCCAGCCAGGCTGCGAATATCGGGTCCAGCACCGCCTCGGCCAGATGGGCCTGCTCCACGCGAATCGACTTGTAGTAGGTCTGGTGATCCAGACGCCCCGAGGCGTAGTTGTAGCCCGAGCTGTTGCAGGCGGCGATGTTGTAGGGCAGATTCAGACAGCGTGCGATCTCGTTGAGGATCTCCCGCTTGAACTCGGCGTAACTGGTCGTGGGCTGTTGGGCCTCGATCTGCCCCAGACGCCAGCCATCGGGCAGCACCGTGGCCATGCGCTTTTCCAGCTCGACCACGTCCATCGGTTCCAGGGCCTGGGCCTCGCCGTTGGCCGGGGCATCGGTAAACAGCACGGCGGCAAAGTCGGCGGCTGTTTCAGCTGCCGCAATGACCGCCAGGGTGTAGCGGCGCAACTGGGCAAACAGCGGCAAGGCCGGCGTGATCTCCGGGATGCCCCGGTGCTGACCCGGCCGGTCGGCCCGGAACCAGTGGATCACCGCCTCCGCCGGCACCAGGTCATACTGCGTCTTCCACACTGACAGATCACCGGGATGCTGACGCAGGATGCAGTAGGTCTGAGGATTGCCCCAGGCATCCAGCGTGATGCCGTCGATGTCGCCGTCGGTGGGAAAGACCGACAGGATCGGCGATGCCACGCGGTCGGCTTCGACCAGTTGCACATCCAGCGTCACCGGGGAATCGACCTTCGGATTGGCGCTAAGCACAGCAAAGGCTTCGCCGTCGGTGGTCTTGGCCATGCGCATGGTGCGGAGTTTTTCCGCGAGGTTCACCGCCTTGGCCCACTGGCCAAAGGCCGCTTCCACCTTCCGGTTGGCTTCGGGATTGTTCGTCAGCAGCTGCAGGCGCGGGCCGGTGCCGACGCAGTCGTTGGCGATGGTGAGCACGATCCCCTTGGCGTAGCTGTTGTTGGCCACTTCGTAGCGGGCGCGCTCCCGCAGCTTCTTGCGCACGTCCGCCGAGGCGGCGGCGTCGGCCGACAGCGAATCGGCCATCGCCCAGTGCCGGGCGTTCTCGGCGGTGGTCTGGGCGGCGTCGAACCGCGCCCGCACCCAGCCCGGAATCCTCGGCCAGGCCGGGAGGGACCGCCGGGCCTTCCTGTCTTTGCGGAACGGCCACATCAGACGGTCCCCCCCGGCGAAATCTTGGCGAGCTTGACCCCCAGACCTTTAGCACGACTGGCCTTCTTCGACTCCAGGTACTTGTCGGCGGCAATCTGCTCGGAGAGCTTGTGTTGCTCGATGCTGCCCGAATCGCCACTGGCCTTGGCTGGACCTTGGGCGTTGGTCTTAATCGAGTTGTCAAGGGTGTCGGTCATGGGCATCACTGCTTGGGCACCGCGCCCGTCATGAAGTGATTACCCGCTCAGACCGAATGTTCGCCGTCCCATGGCGGGTTTCGGGAACATCGTGCCAGATGTGGTATCTCAGACGATTTTCTCACGGGTGGTGATCGTTTGCCCACAGTTGCGGCAGCGCTTTCGTCGGATGATCCCATCGTTGCGCCGGCGCGTGTACACGGTATAGAAGTGGCGACAACCGCAGTGTCGGCAAACCAGACCCACGTGTGGTGTCGCGATCGGCCTCGATGTGACAGTCTGATTCATGGTCAGCGACTCCGCTGCAGTTCCGAGAGCCTGATGCGCTGCTTGGGCCGCGCTGGTCCATCCGCGATGCCCGGTAACGATGCGCCCTGGATCGATGCCGCGACGGCGCAGCCGACCACGCAGTCCAGCCAGTGGTTATCCGGGCGCGTCGCCCGCAACTTCCATTCGTCGACCGTTCGCCCCTGCGCCACCGACTTGACGCGGTACTCCGCCGTCAGATGGTCGGCCAGCAGGCGGTGGGCCTTCTCATCTCGGCCATAGAGCGACAGGCAGCCCGGATCGCCCATCGCCACGGCCAAGCGCGCGTGAACGAAGCTCTTCCAGTAGTTGGTGTCGATTAGCACGTGCCGAACCTGGCGCTTGCCGATGGTGTTGGGGATGCGCCAGTGCAGACCCACGCGGTCGCCGCGCTTGCGCCGGTATTCACTGAACGGAATGCTTGACGCGCCCACATACTTGCCGTGGCTGGGCAGCAGGACGCCGGCGAAGCTGCTCTGCCGACAGAACTGATAGACCACGTCGGTCGACTGGCCCCAGTTGGCGTCGATCAGGCAGCGGTCAATCCGCATCTCGGCCCCATCCTCGCGACGGTACACGCGGCCGAGTCGCTCGGCGCAGAGCTTATCCAGCGCGGCATAGACCTGGCCCTCCAGGCCGGCCCCGGGCGCAGCCCGCTGGATCGTGGCCCGCACGTCCCGCAGTGTGAAGTAAGCGCGACGCTGATCGGGCCAGGTGTCGTAGTCCACGATGTAGCCGGTGAAATTGTCCTCCCAGCCGCAGAGCATCCAGAAGAGCACCTTCTGCTGGACATCGATGAACATCGTCAGGTGATTGCAGCCCAGCGGAATCTCGCCGGGTCGATAGCCATTGAGCTTGCCGGCGATCTGCTCGGCCGTGAGCATCTCTTCGCCAATGTCCAGTGCGATCGGTTCGTTCTGATATTCGGCGAAAAACGCGGCCTCGTCGCGGAACTTCAGGTTCATCGCGTGCTGGATGGCCGACAGCTCGTCGGCGTTGTACCGCTGCGGCCAGGCGATGATTGCGCCGGCGTCCATCGCCTCGCGGTTGGCGCGGTAGAACTCGGTGGCCTCGCTGCCGTCGCCGTCGTTGCGGAGCGAGTCGGCCCGAATCTCGGCGTACTTGGCCCAGAGCTTCTCGTTGGTCGGGAAGGCGTAGACCATCTTCGTCCGCTCGCCTTGCCATTCCGGGTGCTTCTCGCGGTCCAGGAGACGATCGGCCATGTCGCCGGGTCTAATGACGGTGCAGGCCATCAGCCCGGCGATCTTCTTGCCCGGCCCGGCCATGCCCAGCACGTCGCCAGCAAGAATCGCCTCGCGACGCTGGCTCTGCGACGGCGACCAAGCCGACTCGGTCGTCTGCGGGTCATCCACCAAGACCAGCTGCGGCCGCACCACCTGGCCGTCCGGGCGAGCGTAGTTCTGTCCGCGAATGTCCGAGCCCTTCATGCCGCTGCACGAGATCACCACCCCGGAAGCCTTGCTGCCGGCGATGGTGGGTAACACGATGCGGTCGGACGCCCAGTCGATGCGTGTCGGCTCGCCCCTGTGCTTCTGCCCCTTCTGGCGATTGGTGATCCGCTCCAAACACTGGATCGGGTAGGTCACTTCGGGATAGTCCTCCGCCAGCAGCGGGTTGGTCTCAAGCCAGATCTTGATGTTCTCCAGCAGGTCGCGGGCGCGTTCGGCGCTGGCAGCGATCAAACACACGAACGGCGTCGCCCCGATCAGAGCCGACCAGAGCACCGCCGTCTGGCACAGCACCGTTTTCCCCGATCCACGCGGCATCGCCATCGCAAACAGCCCACCGGTGCGTACCGCCTTTTCGATCTTGTCGATCACGCGCAGGTGGTCGTCCGACCAGGGCAGATAAAACACCTCCGGGAAGTAGGTCTCGCAGAACCGGCGAAACGACTCTTCACCACGTGCCTTCCGTTGCGGATCGACCACCGCCGGAATCTCGCCGATCTCTTGGGCGGCGCGAACCAGCTCCGCATTGCGCTCGGCTTGCCGTGCCTTCTGCTCCTCGTAGCTCAGTGGCGCTCGCTTGGGCTTGAAATACTCCAACGTCAGCCAGGCGGCATAGCGGAACAGGTCCACCGTCCGCGCGTCGCCGATGGTGTAGCCGGCCTGGTTCCGGTGGCGGCGAAGCTGGAATTCCGTCAGCACGCTGCCGAAATCCGCAGCGTTCACCAGGCGCAGCAGATCGGCCGGGCGGAGCTTGCGCGGGTCAATCCTCGTGGCCACCGGTCACCTCCTGGGCCAGGAAGGCCACGTAATCGATCAGGCTGAAGGTTCCATCTGCCCGCAGCAACTGCCCATCCTCGGCCACCTGGCGCACCTGCTCGGCGTCGATCCGTCGCTTGTAGGCGCTGGCCAGAATCCGGGCGGCCTGCTCCGGCGTCAGGGCGGTGATTTTCAGGGTCTGTTTGGTCATATCTCTAGATGCGGGGCCTAGTTGCGAAAATCTGTAAGTTCTGTTGCCACAGCGGGTTAATTGCCTTGATGTCCTGGCGAAAGCATGGCTGAATGTGGCTGTTGAAACGAACGTAATGCCAGCAGCCACAAGGAGATAGATCATGCGGAAGCAGCGCAGAACGCACGCGATACCCGACGGAACGCCGACCACCCAGCGCCCTTGGCACGACCTCAAGCCTGGTGACCGGGTCTGGTTCGCCACCGGCTTCTACGAGGTCTTCGACGCCTATCCGGTCAGTCAGGACGCCGTTCTGGTGAAGCTGGTCATTGATGGCCGCATCGAGAGCTACCGCGTCCGCGTGTGGCCGCAAAGCATGGCCACCTGCCGGATTTGAAACCGCAAACCCCCACCAAGGAGAACCGCCATGACAACCATCGATAGCACCCTCGCCCGGATCGCCAAGGAGCATATGCAGATCGAGACGCTCGAAACCCGCAAGCACGACGCCCTGGACTTCCACACCGTCGCGGTATGGGAGGCCAAGAGCGCCCTGCAGGCCGCCTACGACGCAGGGCGTGCCGAGGCCCTTGGAGACACAGACGCCAAAGCCGCGCTGGTCAGCGCCCTCCGCGAGAACCTCTCGCCCGAGGCCGTCGCCACCATCGCCCACCGCCTGACGCCCATGCCCAAGAGCGGCCATCGCGAACTGGACGCGGAGGTGACCTGGTTCGCCACGCTGCTGGCCGAATCCCTTGGCGGCTGGAATCAGCAGGAACGGATCGTCCAAGAACTCGGCTTGTAAGCCCCCTACAAGGGCCTGGCCAGCCCGAACTCGGCCAAAGGAGAACCTGCCATGAAGAACAGCGAAGTCCAGATCGGTGCAACATACCTGGTGAAGGTCGCCGACAACCTGGTCCCGGTGAAGCTCGTCCGCGAGCACCCCAGCGGCGGCTGGGAAGGCACCAGCAAAAAAACCGGCAAGACCATCCGCATCAAGAGCGCCCAGAGGCTGAGAAAACGCTTGGCGGACGCATCCTGGTCGACGTCGACGCCCGAGGAAAACCGCCGCAGGCACGCCGACCAGAGCAAGGCGATTCGTGAATCGGGCGATGGGAACGCCTGCTTGACCGAGCCTGCGGCCCAGGACGCCACCGATGCGTTCCAACGCGACACGGACGAACGTGGCACGACGGGGGCCAAGCGGGAGGCCAAGCCGATGAGCCTGCTGGACGCGGCGGCACACCTGCTTTCGCTGGGCACCGGCGACCCGATGCGATGCAAGGACATCGTGGACCTGGCGGTCGCCCGTGGATTGTGGACGCCGCGAGACGGCAAGACGCCCGCGAATACCCTCTACGCGGCCATTTCGCGCGAGATCAAGACCAAGGGCGACGCCAGCCGATTCACCAAGGCCGAACGCGGCAAGTTTACCCTGAAGGGGTAGTCCAGCCACTAGCGCTGCTGCATGAGACGCCCCGGTCACTTCCGGGGTGTTCTCAGTGGTCAGTTTGACCGGATCGACCAGCCACACCGGCTTGCCCAGCTCGTTGGCCAAACGCACCTCCGCTTGCACGCCCACCGATCGATCCCAGCCCGGCAGCGTCAGCACCCACAATTCATCGCATTTGGTCAGCATCGCGCTGTCATATCGCTGCCAAAACGACCAATCGGTCGGTAGGCCAAACCGCGCTATCGGATGCGAATGGGCGATGGGCGAGAAGATCAGCAAGCCCCGGCGCATCAGCACAGCCGCCGCTCGGCAGACGGCGTCAAAGCGCGCCTGCTCGACCGCCGGGTCGGCGTCGCTGTATGGGGAGGCGAGGTAGATCAAGCGATCACCTCCGCCTCGGCTTCGACCTCGGGCTTGGCGGCCGCGATCCGCCGGGCCTTATTGCCGGTGAACTTTTCCCAACGCTGGACGATCACGTCGCAGTAAGCCCGATCCAGCTCCATCAGGAACGCTCGGCGGCCGGTCTGTTCGCAAGCGATCAGCGTCGAACCGCTGCCGCCGAACAGGTCCAGAACGCTCTCGCCGGGCTTGGATGAATACTGGATCGAGCGGGTGGCCAACTCGACCGGCTTCTCGGTCAGGTGGACCATCGCCTGGGGGTTTACCTTCTTGACATGCCAGAGGTCGGTGGCGTTATTTGGCCCGTAAAAATGGTGACCTGCGCCTTCCTTCCACCCATAGAAGGCTAATTCAAAGCATCCCATCATATCCCC